GTTCACGCCCTTTAATGTGGAGTCAAGGACTAGGCGGTGGTAGTAGCCGTAACTTTATCGGTACTGTACTGGCACAATGGGATAAGTTGCACCCATTCGTAGTGTGGGACATGGCATCAGATGATGGTGACAAGTGGGATACTTATAATGGTACGTACTGTGAAACTTTAGAAGAAGCAACAGATGTGTTTCAGAAAAAAACTGGAACAGATTATCAGAGACAGGCAGAAGCGTTAGCAACGCAGATGAGAATAGAAAGGAATTTGAATGTCTAAAAGATTAGCGGAGTTTCCCACCAGTAAACGCGCCGAAAAATACAACTGGCAAGACTGGTTAGATGGAGAAGCACACTTGTTGCAAGAAGGAGAGGATTTTGAAGTGAGTTATGACTCGTTCAGAGCATCCGCTCACCAAGCAGCGAAACGTCACCATCTTAAAGTTAAGGTAAAAAAATTGACACAAGGAGACATAGTTCACACTATAAGCCCTACTGGTAGTAAGGTAGTTCACACAATACCGGATGACAGTTTCATGTCATTGCAGGCAGTTAAAAGATGACCACATCGGGGTCGGGGCAGGTTGTCCTCTCTTACCTGTTCCGACCCTTTACTTTTTAGGAGAAAACAACAATGAGTAAAATGAATGACGTAGATATCAAATTCAATGAACTGGAAGAAAGACTAGAAGGACACGAAGCGGTGATGTCCGCCATCGTTAGTGTGCTACTTGCTTTCGCTAAAGGACAAGGAGATTTTGTCCACGATGAAAGCGTATTAGTGAACGCCAAATTAAAATTTTACGGTGAGATGATCGAACATCTTTCCGCATACATATCTGTAGAAGAACCAACAGAATCAGAAGGTTCAGACGACAACGTAGTTAATCTATTTGAAGAGGAGTAAACCTGTACGCAACTCATGTCATGTCATGTCATGGGAACCTGATAGGTTCATTATACATGGCATGACATGACATGCGCGGATAGTGTGCTACCATAAATAACCATGACCACAGCGACCACAACAGACGACAGAATAATCCTCAGACAATCATGGCTAGGACAACTAGCGATGTGTCCCGAACGTGCAAGACAAGACATGCTCGGCATCTCCGAGTCCACCGAATCATCCAACACGGCGATAGGAACAGCAGTCCACTACGGCATCGAACAATGCCTCATAGAGAAAATGCAAACCGGGAAACCTCTCAGCAAAGACGACACAACAACAGCATCCATAGAAGAATGGCATCGCAAAGAAGAAGAAATAGTCAGATGGAACCACAAACCGGACGAACCATTAAACATCATTATCGCTAACAGTCACGCATGGTGGGATGAAGTAATGCCGGACATACACCCCATCGCAGTTGAACAAAAATTTGAACTACCGTTGGTTGTAGATCACGAACCACAAATCTGGTTACAAGGAACAATAGACTGTGTGCAAGAGTTCCCTCGCCCGATAGTTGACTGGAAAAATCCGGGTCGTAAACCATCAGACGACTGGGAGAAGAAACGATGGTCGATTCAAGCCGCAGCGTACACGTGGGCGGTGTCCGCAATGTCGGAAAACAGATCAACACAACCTTTAGATTTCGAGTTCATTTACCTTGTTAAAGGAAAAGTACACAGAACTCTAGTGAACGCAGGACCGGCGGAGTGGGCGAGTCTGGTCGCTTTGGCTCGCTCCGCTGGCACACTCATATCCGCAAACCTACCTGTCTGGACATTAAACATGACCGGATGGCATTGCGCCCCCAAATGGTGCGGCGCGTGGTCTACTTGTAGAGGTAGATTCGCGGGACCAGACCCTTGGAACCAATTAGAAGAAAAGAGGTAGACCCAATGGGAGAAACAGATAACACCTTCACGGTGTTTCGCAGACAGGTTGTGCAAACCAACAGTTACGAACCTTCGGAAGCGTCATGCTCTGTGACAATCACCCTTAAAGGTGACGAAAGTCAAGAGGATGTAGCCAACAAGATCGCTGAATGGGGTACAACACTAGAGATAGCCAACTATGAAGCGTTGGGTGTCGGATACGAAATGACGGAAAACGGTGTACGGAGGTTGGAAAAAAGCGTTTCCCAATCTGCTACGCCAGCACCCGTGGCGCAACCAACCGAGGGGAATAAAGCCCCAAGCGCGCCCGCTGTCGGAGGAAGCGGCATGGATGAACTATGGCGCTCCTTGATGAACGACAAAAGCAGTTTTTGGCAAAACTGGGATAAGAAAATAACAGGAGAACATAAATCAAACGCTCCTGATTACAACCGTAAAACAGATCGTAAAGGTCTTTGGATTAAAAGTCATAAAGGCGAGTTCCAAATACCCGACTGGTTTGTTTGTCCGTTCTCAGGGAAATCCGCTGACGAACTTAAAGAACTCACCGCAAGTTACCCAAAATCATAAGGTAACTAAACGTGGGCGATGAGTTAACACCGGACGAAATTGCTCACCGTCTTTCCGTTGCCACGGACGGAGAGGCGGTGACAATACCGGAAGAAGAGGAAGAAGAACCTAAACGCTGGTCACTAACCAAATCGGTAGTAGACAACCTAGTAGGATTCATCCAAAACCCCGCCGAAAGATGGTACCTAGGGTTCAACGAAATAGACTTAGCGACACGTGGCATAGGTAAAGGCGAAGTGCTGATGGTCGTAGGCAGATCACACACAGGCAAATCTCAAATGCTGCTAAACAGTATTATTTCAAACCTGATAAACCACCCTGAAGCACACGTAGTCATATTCTCAATGGACGAACCACGCGAACTGGTAGCGATGAAACTGTACTGTCTGCTCAGAGGCAGATCATCCACAGACGTGGAAGAAGCAATCAAAGAATTAGACCCTCACACATTAAACGACCTAGCCGAAGCATCCGAAAAAGAACTATCAAGAGTAGCGATCATAGATGAATCGTTCCCACTAGAACAAATGGCAGAAGTGATGGACGAAATAAGAGACTGGTGGGGAGTGAACCCATCATTCGTGATGCTCGACTACCTAGAGTTACTACCCGGAGGTGACTCAGACGCAACAGGAGTAACCACCAAAGCCCAAGCAGTTAAACGCTGGGCTAAAACACAACGAGTGCCAGTAGGTTTAGTACACCAAGCAGGCAGAGGATCAGGAGACAAAGGTAAAGCAGCAGGACTGTACGCAGGCAGATACGGAGGTGAACAAGAAGCCATCTTCGTTATAGAAGTTTACCGACAAAGAGACAGATACGACCTGTCACAATGGGAAATCGAATACCACGCCAACTCAATCAACCTGAACCTGTGCAAAAACAAAAGAACAGCACGACTCATAGACCAAACCTACTACCTAGACCCTGAGTTCGGAGGGGTTCACCCATATTGGGAGGAACTGATACCCAATGTACGATGAACACATAGTAAAAGGATTCGCTGACCTATTCAGAGGCGGTAAAGTAGCAATAGACGCAGGCGAGTTCAGACCGTGGACAAACCACGACGGCACATTCGTTAAAGCACAAGGCGAAGATTACGAAACTAAAATAGCAGACCACCTACATGGAGAACCGGCAATCGGAGTGTACCCACTATTCGCAGAAGATGACGGACTGAAAGTCTACTGGGGGTGCGTGGACTGGGACGAAGGACTACAACAATCATTAACACACGCAAAAAACGTACACCAAGTACTAAAACAACTAGACGTACACTCTTGGCTAGAGCGATCACGTTCCAAGGGATACCACCTTTGGGTATTTTTTACCGCTCCGATGTACGCAAAAGAAGTAAGAGAAGGACTCATAGGAGCCTGTGATATCGTTGACGCACCCACCAAAGAAGTAAACCCCAAACAAGTGGAACTCTCAGAACGAGGGTGGGGAAACGGAGTGAGACTACCCTACGCAGGTAACCGTGAACGAGGCGGATACAACGAAATGAACAGACCGGAATATTCCTTTTCTATGGTACCAGTAAAATCTTTCGTTGAAGAAGCCATAAAAACACGCATAACACCTGACTGCTGGGAGCCTGTCAGAGCCTTATACAAGCCACCTGAGCCGTTCAAACCCAAGAATACAGGATATGCCCCAACAGGACCCCTCAGAGGGCTTGCAGGGGCTATACGAAGGAATGGTCCTAGACCAACAAACACCCTACCCAAAGGAGACAGATCAGCAACCCTGTTTTCATTAGCCTGTCAAATGATAAGACAAGAGTATCCACACGAAACAATTTTTAATGAACTAAAGTCTGCGGACAAGGAATGGGGAGGGAAATACGACAGTCGCCAAGACGGTGACACACAACTTTGGAGAATAATAAGTGCCGCGGAAAAAGTCGCTTGGGATAACGAAGAAGCCTATCAGCGTCGTTATAGAGAGAAGACCCAAAGTGAAGGCACGCCCAAGGCACACCCGTAGCGGACACGTATTCACACCTAAAACAACCCTCGACGAAGAAGATTTCGTAGCGCAAGCATGGCTCGAACAAGTAGGCACAACCCTCGAAGGACCATTAGAAATCACCGTCATGTACTCCCCGACACACACAATCCTTCACGTAATGCAATCCCCACACAACGCTAAAACATTAACAGGGGACCTTGACAACTATCTGAAACTCACCTTAGATGGATTAAACGGAGTCGGATGGGCGGACGACAGGCAAATAGTAAGAATCAACGCGGTGAAAGTAGACAAACTTGATATTGATTAAACTAGAACCTTGGGAATACGAATGGGCTACACACGTAGGATGCAGACGGTTCATAGAAAACTGGGAGAAACAAGACGCATCACATTACAAACGAGACTACATGGAAGATGACAGAACAGCGCAAGTAGCAGCAGCAATAGGGGAACTAGCAGTAGCAAAAGTAACCAACCAGTACTGGGGAGGACACGTCTGGGCAGGTAACAGGCATCAAGAAAACCGTGGACGAGCAGACGTAGGTCACAACATAGAAGTAAGAAGAGTTAGAACATCTAACAACGCGGCGGTACGCAGACGACAACTAGGTCAAAACCTAGATCTGTTTGTGGTTCGACCAGTACCACCTGAATTTAGAGAGGTGGAGATGCTTGGGTGGATAAACCACGACGAAGCATGGGAACTAGGAGAACCATCGGGCTACGATGCGGACAACACCCGTGTCATAGCACCCGACTTTTTGAAAGCGGTAACAGAATATGGCGCGGAAACAACGAGAGTTCCCGACTGACCCTACAGACGCGTGGCAAGAAGGTAAAGTGCAGTTCGGGGCTAGACAAAAACTTCATCCAACCAGACCGATGACAGAAATAGAAGCATTAATGCAAACGGCACCGTCCGGTTACGAACCTTTAATGCCTTTAGAAGTAACGTTACAACTTAAAGAAATACTCGCAGATGCCATAGACGAATTAACACCATTAGAAAGATGGATAGTAGAAAGACTTTTCATAGAAGGACTGTCGTTACGTAAAGCAGGAGCAGTCTTAGGTATCCCTAAAACATCCTTAGCCCGCAGACGTGACAGTATAAGACGCAAACTTATGGTGCGTTTATTAGAAAACCCTATAGTTAAAGAGTGGCTTTAATCAGATTCGGGGACGAGACATTGCCGGATCAACCCCATTAAAGAAGTAGCCCAAGCAGCAAAAGCAAACTGAGCCTCTTCAATGCCGTCAACACCGGCTTGGAAAGCAGCAAGCAAAGCCTCTGCTTCTGTCTCATCGAATACGAGCAGCAAACCCAACAACCCTTCACCGGACCACTTGGCGTGAGTCCCGTCAAAAGAATCAAACAGGTGTGCGGACGATTCTAACTCCCGGTAAATTTCTTCTTGAATAGACGTACCTTGCTGCTCTAAGAATAATTCCCATTTAGCGTCAAGGTCCGTGTCATCCATTATTGTTTCGCTACCTTGTCCTTCACAAAGGTTTTCATAACTGACACAGCCGCCGCTAAACCAGCAACACCCGCACCCTTCGCTGACGAAAGATCAGCAACAACAAAGACACCTAGAAATGCTTGCGCGAAAGTCCACGCTGCACGTTCTAACATGTCAACCATATTCTTCAATTTTTTTTCCTTTTGTTAGATTTCCTCGCATTATCGTATGCGATGGCGGCAGCCTGATCACGTTTATAACCTTCCGTAATCAACTTACCTATATTACGACTAATGGTCGCCTGATCAGAACCCTTCTCTAAAGGCATAATCAGTACCTCGGACGAGGTCTTTTCTTACGAGCCACGTTTACGCCTTTCTGAGCCTGATAATCTTTTTTTCGCGGCAGTTGCACGACGACTTTGTTCACGTTTCATAGCATCAATATGAGCCTTAGCCTTACGGTTATACTCTGTTTCACTATCCATTTGAGAACGCGCCGCTTTTCTTTTTCTATAAGCAGAATCGTTTTTTAAGCGTGCTGCTCTTTTACTAACCATTAATCGTTCTCATCAAACTTAGCCCGCATTCCGTTACCCATTCGTAACATAGCGTCACCAGTTAACGTACCAAGATTAGCAGTAGGACGAGTAACAGTATCAACTAAAACTTTCCCCACAGCAGGCACCCTCTTAGTTTTACCATCTAAATTGTGTGGCATAATAACCTACTTTCCGAAAGGGCGACCACCCTGATTGGCGTTGCCCAAATTAGTTCCCCGCAGATACGCTGCGGCTTTCTTAGCCTTCTGACTCATATCCCACATGTTAAATGAAGATGTAGAGTCATAAAGTTGTTCATTCTGTGAACCAAACGTTTCTTCAAACGTTCCATATCCTTTACCTTTTGGCATAATATTTTTCCTTATTGTATAAACAGGCAGCCGAACGTCTCACCATTCACCACACCTGTAACCTTCAAAAAACCTTGTGTCTCTTGAAACTCTCTAACAGCAGACACAGTTTTTTTACCGAAAATCCCATCAACAGGACCCGGATTGAAACCACGCTCCACCAACTTTCCCTGCACTAAACGCACAGGCAAACCTCTACTACGAGCAGGACGAGACAAGGGAGTCTCCTTAACCTGCTCATGCAAATCCTTAAAGAACTGAATTATCGCAGCCCAATTAACAGCCTCAGGAGCCTCAACAACACCCATACCGCCCTCAACCCAGTCACCTAAAATGTCACCCGGACACGTCGTATACCCCTCACGGCTCTTCTTACGATGCGTCGAAACCCAAAGCCCTCTACCGAAATGAGATTCAGCGGCATCAACAACCGTTTGTAAAGAACGTAAAGCATTGTCGTGAGGCTTATCAAAACCCCAACCAGTAAAGCACACGCTGATCGAACGACTGTTCCAACCTTTAGTTCCCGCTCCACGGTTATCCCAACCTCGTCCTTCAAAAATAGTGCCGCTCTCATCAACAAGCCAGTTGTACCCAACACCATCCCAGCCTTTACCCATGTGATGACGTTCAAAAGCCTTAACAGCATCAGACCCTTTAGGTCCGTTCTGCACACCAGAGTGATGAATAACAACACCCTGCACTCTTGCTTTGTTTAACTTGTCGAACTTTCCTTTAGGTGGAGGTTTAGCCCCCCACTCTTTTCTGGAAACATACTTCATACTCATAAGTCCTTTTTGTCCCGTGTACTCAAAATCTACTCGGTGTCTCTTTCTAAACTACGCATACTGCTACGTTCCGCAGAAGCCTTCATTCGCTGACGCACAGCCTCATTTCGTTGTAAACGTTCAGTGTTAATTTTCACACTTAACCCACCTAACGTAGATAACATAGTCTGCAACCAAGCATCCTGAGTTTTTCTATCTTCAGGAACTATTTTACGCCAACGACCTATATAAGGGAAAGCATTTTCTAAACTGTTCAAAATCTTGTCGTTAATACGCCACTCACCTGTAGTGTTCTTTTCAACCCACGCACCGCCACTCATAGATCTCATAATCTGAGGCAAACCCGGAATCAAACGGAAAGCAGCAGGCATATTAACCCAATCATCTTTCAAAGGAATACCAGCATAAACTTTCTTCTCAGCAAAAAACTCTAACGGAGCCTTCAAAATAGGAGAAGCACCAGAAGCGATCTGCTCCAACGCACGTTTACCACTCTCAGCAGTAGGATCAAGCCTGATCAAATCCTGCAAAGGCAAATCAGGAGTAGCGTACGCAACCGAATCGCCTATCTTAAACGGCAACTTGAAACCAAAAGGTTCCAAAATGTAATCAGCAACAAGATCATCTTCAGGACCATCCATCTCCATGTTTCTCTTAAGACTAACCATCCGGTTAAACTTGCCCGGATTCTGAGCCATCATAGAAATCTGCAACGGAAAGTTTTTACGAGTCCAAGTGTAAAACGGAATAGCACGTTTCATAACATTCATTTCCATACTAGACAAAGCACCGTAATCGAAATGCAACTTGTAAACCTGCTCAATCGCTTCATCGAAACTTTTACCTGTACGCATAGCATGTAACGCTGTTCCTAAACGCATAGCACTTTCAGCAGTACTGTTCGCATTGCGTACAGCAGAGTACATAAAGAAACCTGCGTCTAAAGGATTGACTCGTACACGTTTTGCTTGAGCGGGAGCGTTCTTACCTCCCACAACGAAATCCAACCTGCCTGTTTTACCCATATTAATATCAACAGACGACACTGCTTGACCTCCGCCGTGAACTCCGCGTTCAACGAAATCTAAAGCGTTACGCAACTCAACATTATCAGGGTCGGCTCTCAACAAAGTTCTCAAACCTTCTGTCAAATCACCGTTGCCTTTTGCTGTGGCACGTTTAACAAGTGTGCCTGCTCTGAGAGTTTCGATAAGAGGAATGTCATCTAACCACATGTTGAACATTCCACCCATCAAGTTTCTCAACACGAAACCCGGAGTGGCTACCATTTGTGCTTTAAGCCAGTTGTGCATCTTGTCGTAGCCTCTCAAAAATTTGTTAACCTCACGCGGGTCGTTCATCTTCTGCGCCGCTAACATTCCCGCTGTGAAATCATCCCAGAAAATTGGATCTCCCGTAATGTAAAACTGGCGAGGTCCACCTACCCCCCACATTTGTCTAGCAGTCATGTTCCACGCGTCCTGAAGGTTTTTAGCGGTGATGTTACTGATGTCTACTTCTCCACCAAAACTGTTCAAATTGAAAGGTTTGCTTCCTTCAGCGCTGCCGTCACCCAGCATCGTGCCTATAGCGTTAATGTAACCGTCTTTTTCGCGTTGCACCTGAATCAATCTTAGATTTTCAGCCACATATTTAGCCTCCATTTCAGTAATGGCATATTGACGTGCTAACAATTCTTTATCTAAATCAATTCGGACTCCTCTTTGAACAGCGTTTTCATCCAAACCTAGGACGGCTGCGGCGTTTATTTCTAAAGGAGCATCACCAGCAGGATAAACAGAACGAGAAGAACCAGTTAATGCTTCCAACTGTGCTTCCAAGTTGCGTAACCTTTGAATTGTTTGCTCACCAGCCACAAACATGTTTTCTTCTATCGCTTGAGCGGCAACAAAATTTGCTTGACGTGCAGGCGCTCCACGCATAGTGTCATACTGGTTTATTAACAAACCTAGTTCTAAAGTTTCTTGTGTATCCCACCCTCTGTTAAGAGAAACTTGTCGTTGATCCAACGCTTGTTGAAGTTCAGTCCAAAACCTAGGATCATCCACACTAGGTAATGTTACGGTAGCAGCCGCTTCTGATACTTGTAAAGGAGCGTTAGGGTCATC